TTGTACAAGCAGTAATGAGATTACTGAATTCGTTTGTGCCGCCTTTACTGAGGGATGTGATATGGTCGACCGAATTCGCGTTATCAGCTCCGCAGTAGTAACAGCAGTAGTTGTCTCTTTCAAGTACAGCTTTCCTAATCTTTCTCCATTGAGAAGTTGAACCTTTACGTTGAGCATACATTGTTTGTTTATTATATATATGTTTAGAACCCTTGTGTGTTGAAGGGCAGAGAACGGCTTAGTAATAGAACCATTCTCTAATTGAACCCCTGTGGTTTTGGGTTATCGAACGGACGCTTTATTTATTATTCGGCGTAGTCTCGCCATATCATCACAGACTTGTAAAGCTAATGGGAGACTCGTCATTAGCAGTTTGTGATGTCGTAACTTCTCGTTATTGTTACACGCCATGTTGATTAGGCATGGATGATTAACGCCCTCTGACGGCGATTAAATTGGCTATCAACCAACCCTCAACTTTAGGTTTAGACTTGGCATGAGCTACCAAGATAGTACTTATATCAGTAATCGTTGTAGTTGTCTATCCTCGGGTCTTGAATGTAATCCTCAATCAGCTGCAAATTCTCTTTACGCTGCAAATCTCTATCTACCATATCTTGATAAGCTTCAAGTTTCTTTTTATCTTCTAAGCGTTTCTGATAACACTTAGCATCTTTACATAACCATTCTTTGCTGTTGTCGTAATCGTAATGATAATGTAAATATATCGTGGTCATTCTGTGTCACAATCATGCTGCAATTCTTTAGCTATCATTTTATGACATCCTTTACACCAAATGTATGTAGCCATTATTTAATCCTTTGCATACATGCTTTACAGTAACTAGCTGCATAACACCAACCACCACAACTAACGCACCTTGTTATAAGTTCTAACATACGCTTTCACCCACTCCCAAACCTGCATAATACCAAGAGTAAGTATTCCACCTATCAACAAACTGATTACAGCTTCTCTACCTAATGGTGTGCCCATTTTATGCCCCTGTCTTGACTTAATGTTTTTTTTCTACTATCTTTCTTGCTTCTTCCATATCATCTCTGTTATGAAAATTAGATGCTTTGTTGAGTAGGTCTTGTGAAATTGAGAGTCTCAAGACTTGCTCTAGCTTGTAAACATCTTGTGGTTTCATGCGCCCCCCTTTCTTAGTCTTATTGTTTCATATATAACACTAATAACACCAGAAACACACCAACAAATGCTGTAAATACTTCCACTTATTTGACCCCCATTTTCTTAGAACATTGTGGAAAAGCTCTTTCAAATCCTTGCTTCTTTACAAGCTTCTGTGCGCGCAGGAGTTGTTCACGCACAGATGCTCGAGCAGGGTCTCCAGTTCCCCCGACATATACCCATGAACGATTATCAAACTGAAACAAGCCCCTGTATTTGCCTGTTCTGTTAATCGCTTCTGGATTTAATGACGACTCACAAACAGCTATTTTCCGATAGTCGCTTGGTAGTAGCTCAACGTCATTAAAATATGGGTTGATTAAAAAGATTTCTAAAATTGGTCAGTACTCCAATCTGCGGCTGCCATTTCATCAGCTTGATGAGATGACGGAAGTTTAGAAGCGTTTAACCATGCACTTAAGTTATCTGCCAACTGTTGTTGATTGTCTAATTGGTTTTTAACTATGGTGTATGGGGCGAATTCTAACTTAGAGAACTCCTGTTCCTTACTTAGGAATTGCAGATAATTCAGCAGTTTCTCTTTATCCCAGTCAGTATAGACACGTTTGCAAAGGCTATGCAAGAAGTTTATTTGCTTTTCTGTAGCAACCCTATAAGACCCAAAATAGCCCATTTCTAAGCCTTGTCCTTGTCCAAATACAGACCCAACGTTATCTTGGCTAATTTTGCCTTCTATGGGCTTTTTAACGGCATTTGGTGGGGCTTGCCAAGGGTCATTCTGTGGGTTCACTCTTTGTACTTCCTCTCTAGAAGCAATTCCTTTAGAAACAGCAATACCAAGTGCAGCTATAGCTCGACCCCAAGCTGATGTTTCAAGGGTCATCATTTCAGCACCGCGAGCAAATCCTTTAGCTGGTACTCGTTCCCAAGCCCAACCTGCAGCATGATAAAGCTCACCTCTTACTGGATAAGCAAAAGCTTTTCCATATATGTACGTTTCACCATTAAGCTCTATGATTCCTCTGTAATCAAAAGACAATAAACCTTCTGGAAAGCGTTCATAAAATAATTGAATACGGTCTTTTACTTCAATATAATCTTTCAAATAATCCATTTAGTTCACCCCTATAAACAATCCGTAGAATTCCTGTAATTGCACTAGCTTGTTTTCACAATCGCATTTCTCAAATATGCACCTAGTTCTGTGGTAATAATCCATGGTGTGGTAAGCGTGTGCTAACAGATGTGATATTGGATACCACTCTTTTTCCATTTATTGCCCCTCTCGTTAAGACGAGATTAGAACAAGGTTGTATCAAAACACAGCATTGAATTATAACAATTTGATAACGCTTTTAGCGCCAGAGTTCGCCTTCAGCTATAAATGAACCGTCTTTGTTAAAAGGCACTAGCTCTGGTTTTACTTTGCCGTCTTGTTCGTAAAGTATGCCAAAACCTGCCTGCCAATTAGCATGCCCTTCTTTCATGTATTTCATACCTGAAGAATTCAAATCGCATAAATGACCAACTTCCATTCCCCATAAAGTTTCAAGCTTGCCGCCGTAACCATGACTTGCAGAGCTTATTCCCTGACGGTGCGTATGTCCGCAAATAACGTTCTTGCCAGTTCTAACAGCTAAACCTAAAGCAGTTTGTCCAGCGTGATGATAAAGACGACCTTCGTCACCATGACCCATAATTACATTTTTAGCAACTTCAGTTAATGACCTATTGTATGTAATGTTTATATCTTTATCTTTATAACCCAAAAGATTCTCAATACGTATAGCATCAAGTGAAGCAAAAGCTGGAGCATGACGACTTATGTATTTTTCAATACGTATCGTGTGGTTACTTCTTTGCATAAGAAAAGGCTTACTGCGTCCAAGTGCCGAGCGGAATTCTTTGAGTAAGCCTTTAAGACCTATTATATGCTTTTGTAATGAGCCTTCAAATTCAAGGCTAGTTCCACGATTAAATGTAGCTACCTGCGGTGCGTCAAGCTCATCACCTACGCAGAAAATTGAATCAGGTTTAACGTAATCTATGTAATCTAAAAGACTTTCAACATATTGTTTTTTTATAAATGGGTATTGCAAATCTGAAATAATGACGTAACGTTTCAAGTTACCTCTTTCGTTTAGGTTTACCTAACTCTGCACTAATACTATCCATAGTTGTTGAAATTTTCGATACCTCAACCTGTAGGCGTGTCACTTTATCTGCCAAAGAACTTCCACCATTTGGAAACAATTGAGATTTCATTTTAGTAATTTCTGTAGTAGCTTTAATAACCAAAACAAGAACAGTAATAAGTAACCCAGTAATAGCAATAAGTTCATTTATCATTGACCGTTAAACCATTCAGGGTCATAAAAATCATCATCATCATCTTCATCAGGTGCAATAGAAAACTGATATTTTTCAGCAGCAAAGTTAATAATGCCAAACACAGCATGTTGAGGCATGTCAGCATTTGCAGCTATTTTGATTGTTTTCTTTTTACCGTCAAAAACTTCAAGGCAACAAACAAAGCCAGTAATTAGCTTGCCGTCTTCATGAGCTGTGTTAATAATCCTTACAAGCTCTGATGCCATAACATCAGGAAGTTCTATAGTTTGTTTTTTTGCTTTAGGTTTGTTCATATTCCAAATGCCTTTCCGTTAAGGTCGCCTGCCTTTGTAAAGGATATATGAATATGTGACACGTGAGGGTTAGCACCTTTGTAAACACGCCATGCCCAGTTTTGACGTGGTGAGGCTATTCGGTTTTGGTGAATTATGTAACTGACTCTTTTGTCGCCTTTAAGTGCAATTGTCTTAATCTGTTCTGCAAGTAGCCAAGACTCTTTACTAGATTCTTTAACAAGGTCTGAGTCAATATCTATTGCACGTACCCAACCTTGTTTATCTGGGTTGTGGTCTGATTTGCGTGCGTTGTGTGCTGTGTCGCCTATCCAACCGTCTGAGCGTTTATCTCGCTTAGGATATTTGGCGTTTATTTCCGAGCGTAATTGCTCAGCTGCTTTACTTAACCTTGGTTTTGGCATTTGGATTCATAGCTCCCATTGAAGCAGCTACGACAGCACCTAATACAGCACGATAGTCAAGGGCGAAGTCTGTTGCTTGCCAAGCAGCAAGAAAGGCTATTGCGCCCATTAGTGCCGCTTTGTGGTTAAAGTATTGCGTTGATTTCTTCATCAGTTAAACCTAGTTTTTCGTATGCAGCAATTTTTATCTGTTTTTGTGTTTCAAATTGTGTTTTACGTGCATCTAATTCTGATTGAATTTGTGCTCTATCTGCTAAAAATGCTTCTTTTTCTGCACCTTTAAGTTCTTGAATTTCATCACCAATTTGAATAAAAATTTGTTCTTCTTTAGATTTAGCCATTATTTGTTTCTTCCATAAATAGATATTTTACCACTGAATGTTCCAGCGCTTGCAATAAAAGTTAAAGAATCATAACTAACAGTTTGATTGTGTGTTCCAACTGTATGTTGAGTCCAACCACCTGAACTTGAGCGTAATGAAGTGCAAGTATAACCTGTTGGAGTTGCTGCAAATGGGTCAAATAAATCTAATACTAAACCACTTACTAACGTTGTATCAAAATCAGCAATATATTGCCATAAATTAGAAGTTGCTCTTCCAGCAGAAACAGTTGTACTACTAGAAACTAAAGATTGACTAACATAAGAATTTGCTGTTGTATTATCTGTTCCTGCTGCTCTTAATCTTGCTTGAATAGTTGATGTAACAGAAGATACCCCTGTAAAAGTTATTTGATAATTATCATAATTCGAACTAAAAGTATTTGCATCTAAAGAAATTGAAGAAACAGCGCTTGGACTATAAGTTTTTAATAATACAAATCCTGCTTTTTTAGTACCAAGAGCTGTATTCATAGATGCGTCTATTGCGTCACCTAAAGTTTCAATTGCTGTAGCGCCGTCTTTTACAAGGTCAGTTGAAGTTGGTACAGTCCAACCATAATTAGGGGTAGTTGTTGCCATTGTTCTAGTTTATCCTTTTCTTAAATAACGTCAAGCCAACGATAATCATTAGCAAGGTTCTGCCATTGAATAGAAGCGTTGTAGTCTTCCCATTGGACATCAAGGGTTGAATAGATTGAGTTAGAAACAGACATAGCCAATTCAAGGTTGTTGCGTCCAAGTGTCCAAGTCCAACCCTCAACAAAGCCCTCAAAAGAGCCTTCAGGTATTAGCCCTACTGGGATATTGTCTAAATACAAAAGCGTGTCCATTGACACACTTAAAAGGTTATCCCTGACACTATTGGTCATATTTGAGTTTGCAAGATTGACTGTGACTTCTTCAAGTGACGCTTTAGGTGTTCCTCTGTAGTTTACAAAGTTTGTAGCTTGTTCTGTGGCATCAGTTAGTTGAGCAAGTATTGTTGGTCTGACTTCTTCCAATAAACCATAGTTATTTATTGAGGTATCGTTTTGTGCAGCTACTTCTAAAACTGGGTCATCATATTGGATAACCACACTATTAACAATATCTGCTGTTTGTAGCCTTGTTTGTATGTCAGCATTTACTAAGTTAGCATCAAGTTCTATTAAGTTAGTTGTGTAGTTTTCGCTTCTTCGCTCTGCGTCTGCATAACCAATTTTAAAATCAGTTGTGTCATACAAATATCCTAACCCTGATTGTTGGGTAACGTCTGTTAAATTGTAAGCTTGGTCAATAGAAGCAGTTCTAGCCAAAACCTCGTAACGTCCTGCGTCAATAGTATCTATGCCTTGAACACCATAATTAGCCCATGTTTCAGTTGTAAAATCATTCCAAGTAATTGTGTTACTTAAATCTTCCCAAGCTGTAAAAAGTGTTTCTTCTAAAATGCGTTGAATACGTGCGCCGTCTAATTCTTCTGGATAAGCAACTGAACCTGCATAGCGTTTGACAAGTAAACCAAGAGCACCAATAGCTTGAATTTGTAATGTGTTAGGTTTGCCACCTAAGCCAGCAGCTTCAAATCTGTTATAAACACCTGATACTTCACCTGTGAATAATTTGACATAAGCACCTGTTGAATCTGTGACTTCAAGTATTACTGTGTCTAACAGGTTAACTACTGGGCTTGTACCGTCAAGGTTTAATAATTCAAGGTTACAGTAACTTGGTTGAGTTGCTTCAAAGAAATCATTACGACCATAAGTGATAGTTGCATCTTCAAGAGTTGTAGAAGTTTGAACTGTTCCAGCAATAGTAACTCTGTAGGTTGGTGTATATACAGTCATAGTTACCTATTTGGAATGAATGGTTTGATACCTGTAGTTTTTGTTGCTGTTGTTTGAACTTTAACTATGGCTCTAGCTGTGGCTTGTGGGTCAACTGCGGTTTTAATGTTGAAGTAGTTTACTGTGTTTGGGGCACTAACCAGATTTTTACCTGTTGCAAGTCTTCCACCTATGACAGCAGGGTTTACAAGGTTTGAGGCATCAAGTAAAGCTCCACCTACAAAGCTTGACTTAAAGTTTTGGTACGCATCTACTGTGTTTTGAATAGCTCTTGCTATGTTGTTAAAGGTTTCTAATAACTTTTGAAGTCCTTCACCTTCAGCTGCGCCTAAAGCTTTTTCAGCCAATTCTGAAAACTTGTTGATAAGAATGAATATTTGTTCACCTAAAAGATAAGCTTGTCCTTTTGCGGTATCCATTTTGTAACCAAAAGTAATAACACCTGTTCCAACATCATAAAATGCTGTGCTTAATGATTGTTTGCCTTTGCCTGTTAAACCTTCAACAAAGCTTTTAATTACAGGTAATAAATCTACTTGAATAAACTTTAATAGTTTTTCCATTATAGGTAGTAAAGCAAAACCTATTTCTTCCTGAACTTTACCTATAGCTGTTCTTAGGATTTCCATTCTTCCAGCGTAGGTTTCAGCTGCAGCAGCTGCAGAGCCTTCATATTGTTTTGACAAGTCTGCAAGTATGTCAGCAAAAGGTCTAGCAACATCTTTGGTTTCTGTGATAGATTTGCCGACGTTTTTTTGTTTCTTTTCAAATACATCTGATGCGTCACCTGCGCGAAGTTGTGCACGTTCTAAACTGTTTTGTGCTTGAGCAACATCAAGGGCATCTGATTTAGAATTTTGTAATACTTTGTTTAATCTTTCTTGCGCTTTTTGAACACCAAGAGTTGCTGCTTCTGATGATAGTTCTGCTTTGGCTAAATCATCTTTTGATAGTTTAACTTTTTTAGTAGTTCTTACAGTTGTTTGTAGTTCAATACCTAAGTCTTTAAGACCTTTGAGGTTGCCGTCGTATGCACGTGCTAAGCTGTCGGATACTTCTACTAAAGATTTTCCTGTGCCAGCTGCTACATCTTGTGCTACTTTTTGGATTTCAGTAGCTTTAGTTATGTCTTTAACGCTTCTGAGGATACGTTCAAAGCTTGGTTTTAATTGGTCAGAGTTTACACCTGCTGCGTTTTCAGCTGCGTCTAAGTAATCCATTACAGCTTTGGTTTGTTCGGCTGTAGCTCCTGTTAAATTGTTAATGGATTTTTCTAGTAAAGCGTCTTCTTTTTGAGCTTCAATAGCTGCGTTAACGCTTGTAACACCTATAGCAAAAGCAGCTGCTCCTGCTGCAGAAGCTAAACCTACAAAGGCTTTACCTGTGGCTTCTATTGCATTGTCTAATTTTTCACTAAAGCTTTTGGCTTTCTTATTGGCATCATCAAGACCTTCAACAAAGTTTTTAACGTCAGCAAGTAAAGCTATTTTAAGACTTCTCATGTCAGCCATTATGCAGCTCTACCTTTCCATGTATCAGCAATTTTTTCATAGCCTTTAAGCCATTCAGATACAATTATAGGCTGAAAACGTTCTAAAGCAATAAAAATAAACCAACCACGATTACCTCGACCTTTACGTGAGCTTCTAGGTGGGAATTGTTTATAACCAATATATGTTCCAGATTTTCTTTGACGTCTAGCGTTTTGGTCAGCACCAAATTCTGAACCAAATAATAAATCACTACCAGATGCACCACTACGTGTTACACGTGTTCTTCCACCTACAGTAAAGTTAGGGGCTTTATCTCGTTTGTTAATTTTTAATGATTTCATAACTGCGTCAGCTTGAGCAGCGTTAGGTGCATTAGCAGCGTATGAGGTTACAAATCGTGCAGCTCGTTCAGATAAGTCTTCAGCTATTTTACGCATATCGTTTTGAGCTATGTCATCCATTTTAGTTAATGCTGCTAAGAGTTGGCGTAATTCTCTGTCATCTACTCTGACAGTTATTCGACCACCTTTTGTTTTACCTGAAATAGGATTAGCCATTATTGCGTTCTTCCAATATGTTTATAGCCGTCGCCCATATATCGGGTTCGGCGTTCAGCCAGTAATCGGGTGTTATCCCAGTTATTAAAGCTAACTCTACTGCTATTCGCCCGACGCTTCGGGCTTGGTAAAATTTGCTGTCTCAAAATCAGAAGCTGTAATAGAGACGACTTTGCTTTTCCATGTCTCAAAGTTTTCAATTTTCTTTGTAACACGTTGTTGAATTTTATGACCAAGGAATAAAAGAAGTGAATTACTTGGTGTGCTATCTTCCATAAGAACTTTGATAATTGACTTGTTGTTGTAAAGTTCTTTTTCTGCCATAGCAAGTTCGATAGGTCTTGTCCACTCATCAAACTTTTCACCTGTTTCTAATTCCCATGATATTTGCAATTTAAGCATTTTTAGTGCCCCTGTTCTTTTTAGTTGTTATGCAGTTAGGTCTTCGGTTGGGATACCTACAACTTGTAATGAAACTGAACAAGTTTGAGCATCTGCACCTGAAGCGCTTACTGGTGGGTATTGTGGTAATACTGTTCCAGTTAATGTTACACCAGTTTTCAAAGTCATAACGAAAGCTAGAGCTGTGTCTGGAGCTGTTTCTGTAGCTGTCCACAAATCGCCGTAAAGGCTGTTTGGTGAAGCTGCAGCATCATTTAAGAATTCGATATCTAGTGTTACGTTGCTGTCAATATACTTATAGGCTTTGCCTGCAAGTGTGTCAAAAGTTAATCTTTCTGTGTCAAAGTTCATAGCAGAAGATAAAATTTGTTCTGAATAAGTTTTGCCACCAACACTAATTGCTAATTGACGACCACTTAATACTGTTGTTGCCATGTTGTTATTACCTTTCTCAGCCTGTGTAGACTGTTGTTATTTGTATCTCAGAGCTTAATAGGTCTGTACTATTTGTGGCTCTAATTCGGGGGCTTGAAACTGATAGTATTGACCATTTGGTAGGGATTAAAGCACAAATAGCTTCTATATCATCTTCAAGATTTGTTAAAGCAGAAGGGTTTGAGTAAACAGTTCCCACTACTTCTAAAGTTAATCTTACATTCCAATTCTTGTTATTACCAATAACTATTGGTTCTAAATATGGGTCACTTGCAAGTATTAAAACACTTGGTGGAATAATTACTTCTGGTACATGGTCATAAGCTGAGTATTTAGTGTTATCTGTTATAGCTGTTTTAAGTTCGGCACGTAAAGTACTTAAAGCCATTACTTAACCTACTTGACTGTTAGAGTCAATATATTTACTTATTAAACCTGTTACTTTGTAAAGAAGTGTGCGACCCATTCTGTAAGGTGCTGGTGTAAAATCTAAAGCTTGGGCTGTTCCTGAGCCTGTAAGTCTTGCTTGAAATACGTCTACTGATATTTGTAATACAGCTTCTTCTACTGCGTCTACGCCGTTATATTGTGATAAATCGTTTTCGGCAGCGATACCGTTAGGTATAACGTTGTAATAATCTGTGTGTACAGGTGCGCCTGTTGTTGTAATTCTAAAAGTGTATGAATCTACTATTTCTGAAATTGTTTTGTTGCCGTTTACATGTGCTTCAACACCTGATATAGCAACTGTTTGTCCTACATAAAATTTATTTGGTCTGGTGGTGTGAATAGTTGTTGTTGTTGTGTTTGCTGAATAATGTTTGTCAATTCCGACTTTCCATTGGATAAGAAAATCACCTATGGCATCTTCAGCTGTTTCAATTATTGAATCAAGTTGTGCATCTGTGTAAAGAGCAATAGGAACACCAAGTACAGCTCTTAGTTCACTAGCTGTTATTAACTGTGGCATTTCTTATTCCTCTCTGTTTGAGTGAGGCTACCCACAGGGGCGAGAGTAGCCTCACATTTAGTCATTAGTTACTAATTAAGCAACCATGAAGCGGTAAGCGCCAGCGCCAATTTTTGTAGCGATTGCACCGTAACCATAATATGAAACATCGATTTGTGATGTATTTATTACGTTTGTGCGTAAGCTCAAGCGTGGGCTTTCGTACCATGTGTAAGCATCTGGGTTAGCAATAATCATTGAGTTATCGCCTACACCTGAGAAGCTACGTGATACGTATAAGTCAAGACCTGCAACGTTTCCGCGAAGACTGTTTACAGAAACAGAACCGCCTGCGTTGGAAGGATTGACAGCATTGTAGATAGGACGTCCTGCGTCATTTAGACCCATGATTGTTGCCCAAGCTGAAGGAGATACAACTAGGGAACGAGCAAAGCCTAATGAGTTGGTGTAAATAGAAGCTGCACCGTCAGCAACAAAGCCTAGAAGACCTGCTGCGTTGAATGTGCGGTTTCCGCCGTCTGTTCCACCAGTTGCTAATGCTGTTGCTACTGCTTCGTCAGTTGCTTTTGCATAAGCGAATTCCATTTGACGAACTAATTCGTCAAAGAAAGCAGGTGATGAACGGTCTAGTAATTCTACTGAGAATGTTTGTTGTCCTGCGTATTTTTTAACAGAAACAGAAACAAAAGATGAAGCCATATCTGTTTCAGATACTGCTGCACCTTCGTCAGCTTGTGCAACTGTTGGAGCGGTTGTGATTTTTGGAATTTCAAAAGTCATACCAGCTGCAGGAAGTGTTGCGCGTGAGATTGCGTCTACTGCGCCGCGGTCTGCGTTTGCAACTCCGTTAATTACTTCTTGTGATTGTGGGGTTGGAATAAAAGCTGCGTTGTTTGAAGTTGTGTCAGCTGCCATTACATATTGACGGCTGTCTTCGTTTCCAAGTGCTGCTCTGATGTTGTGTTCTAGGTAAGAAGCTTTTGAGTTAATTGGGCTTCTTGGTGCTGTGAAGATTGCAGGCATAACTTTACGTTCTGCAGCTTCTACAGTAGGAGCAGCTACTTCTTTAGCTACTTCTTCTACTACTTCTGGGGTTACTTCGTTTGACACGATAGTTTCCTCACTTTCTTTTGGTTGTTCTGATTCGCTTGCTGCGACATCAGTTATTTGTGCGTTTTCTCCAAATGCGGGAAAAGTAACATGTGATACTTCTCTTAATGTTGCGGCGTTAACGATTACTTGTTCACCTTTAGTGATGTAGTCATCTATCATCGCTCCTATTGAAAAGCCAGTACGTAGCCCTTCTTGAGCCTCAGCTAGGGCATCGTCCCCTGCATTGGTTCTAGCTACGCGAAATGTTCCTACGATTCCGTCATTTGTTTCTTCGTATGATTTTAATTTTCCTATTGGTCTTGTCATGTCGTGTTCTGTAAATAGTTTGATTCCGTCACCGATAGATAATGAACCTTGACTAAATACAACGTCACCCATGTTTGTGTGACCAACTTTATTAAATGGCACTATCACACCTGTTAATTCTCTTTTAGAAGAATTAGCTGCAATAATGTCTGTAGAAAACTTTACATAATTATTCATTTATTAAGTCTTCCTCGATTCTTGCTTCTTCAACAGTCATTACTCCCAAAGGTATTAGCTTTGTAAATATGTCTGCTCTTTCTATTGCGCTTGGCGCATAGAATTCTGATAAATCAAATTTGACGTATGAACCTCTCGGGGTTATGTCAATATCTGATAGGCGTTGGGTTATGCAAGTCATTAAAGGTTTAAGTGAAAAATCAACTAATGCTCGTCTTTCTTGAATGGTGTTGCTGTATGTCATGCTGCCACCTGCGTTTGCCCCTAAATACCATTCAGGGATGTTAACAGCTCTGGCTATCTCGGAAGCCATGTATTGACGTGCTGAGTTTAGCGTTAATTGTTCTGGGCTAAAACCTATGCTTTGAAAGTCGATTGTATCGTTAACAAAAGCTGTGCCACGTGTATTGCGTGCTTCTTTCCAAGAATTTAACAGAGCTGTAACTCTTTCTGCTGGCATTGGCAAGTTTGATTTCAACACTACGTTAGGTGTTGGTTCGTCAGCAAATCTTTTAACTGCTTTTTCTAATGCCAACGCAGTAAGTATTGTTGTTCCTGCGCGGTTTAATAATCCTTCGTCGTATCCTGTAAATGGTATTAAAGAACCTAAGCCCATGTTTGGAACTTGGCTACCGTCAACAGAATATCCTGTAACGTTTATACCTGCTGCGTCTAAAGTTTTTGTAACACGTGATGATGAAATCCATTGAGCAGATAATGGTCTTCCTTCTGTGTTTAATTCTAGTATTTGTAAATAACCGTTACCTGTAAAAAGAATGTCTTCTGCAAGAAATGTATATACAGATTGTCCTGTCATTCTTGGGTCTGGTTGTCTGATAAATGGTGGTGTGCTTACACGTGAGTTATTTGATTCGCGTCTTAATTCTAAAGGTAGTGAGCCGATTGTGGCGCAGATAATGTTTCTTGCTCTAGCTACTGCTGGCACTTGCATAGCTTGTGCTCTAGTAACTGTTGTTAAACCAAAGTAATCAAATGGTTGGGCATATCCTTGATAGTTGTATGGCGCTACTGCAGCGTCCATTTTATTAACGTCGTCTTGTGGTGTGACACCTAATAGATTTTGGAAGAAGCCCATAACTTCTAATTCTTTATCAAATCGTTATATAAGTCAAGCAACTATAATATCAGCGTTTTGTGACCTGCCACCAAATTCAGTTGCTTTATGAACAGCAAGAATCATACTTATAGCTGCTGTTGCTCGTTTAGACCTGACTACATACCAAGACCCTGTTTCGTTTGTTTTTTTGGTGCATTTGTTTACTGAGTCTGTTAGTTCTGGTTGGTTTGCATGGCTGATGCGGTTTCCTGACATGGCAGCTAATGTTTCATCACAAGCTTTGAAATAGTTTGACCCTAAAACTACGTTTGCGTTTATTCCTGCTTGTCTTAGTTTGCCTACTACTGAGTCACAGGTAAATCTGTTAGCTATTACTTCTTCAGCTCTGTAATGTTTAGCCCATTCGGCTACTTTGCCTGCTATGAACAAATCGTCTATGGGTTTATCTGATATTTGAAATTCCATTAAACCTACAGCTATGTTTTGGTCTTCTTGCATTTGTGAACCTGTCAAAGCCCACATGTCTCGTTCTGGGCTGATTTCTAATCCTAACCAAGTTGGTCTGTCAGGCTTAAGTGTTAGGTTTGGTTGTACTAATGATGTGAACAATCCTTGTGGGAAAGCGCTGTTCATGGTTTCTACCCATTGACATAATACCTCGGTTTGAAAGATTTCAGCTGGTGCAGATAGTCCTGCTTTTATAGATTCAATAGTTATTGTTTTGCCTAAGCTTGGGTTTGCTTCTTTCCAGCCTTCTACGTCGTTTAATTTTCTGCCGTTAGCTGCTGACCATTCCATGAATAGTAAAGGTTCGTCTGTGTTGTTTTCTATTTTGTCTAAAGCTCTTTGACGTAAAGCGTTAAGCACTACTGATGTGTGGTCGCCTGCGTTTGATATGTAGTAGCTTTGTGCGTTCTTTTTGGTTTGGGTTGTGAACTGTAAAGCTGCATAGGCATCAAAGGTTTTATGTTGGCGTATTTCGTCTATGTAGGTTACGTCAGCTGATAGACCACGTGCACCTGAGCTGTTAGGTGAAATGATTTTATACCTGCACCCATTCTTTAATTGGATTTCTTCTCGCCCATTGGAACGTGTTATATGTTTAACCTTTTTACGTAACCAATCAAAGTTTTCAATTACTTCCACGCACTTACGGAAAGTCTCTAGACTGAGGTCTCTGTTTTGAGCTGTAGCTACTTGTAACTCTTCATCAAACAAGTACAAGCCCGATAAAATACGCATACGCATCAAATGGGTTTTACCGTTCTGTCTAGCTACAAGTAGTAACGCTTGACGGTAAATGAAATTGTCGTTCTCGTTAACTTTAAGAGCTTCATCAAAGAAGTACTGTTGCCAGTCCAGCAACGGCATCTCTATTTGTTCAGAGAACTGTGCTACCTCTAAAGCTCTAGTTCGGTTTGTTTGGGCTGGTGTGGTCTGTAGTCTCGGGGTTGAATGTCCTAATACGTTCAAGAGGGTCATCACCTGCTTCTAGCTCTGGTTTCTCTTTACGACCAAACAGGCTCAAACCGTACTTATCTAAAATCTGTTGCAACTGTCCCATGTACTTAACTTCTTCAATAGGTTTTAATGTTCCACCGTCAAGAACACCAGCAAGTGTGTAAGCCATAGCCATTCCAGCAGCATCAAGTTCAGTAATGATGCCCTGACGTAAAGCTTCTTCATGTGCTCGGTCTAATGCGGGAAGAATTCTGTGCTTTTCCTCTTTAATCATTACAACTAACTCCTTTACGGCTTCTCAAATGGGGTTTCAAAACAAATTGGGGAGATTTCGCT